GGATAATCCTATTGTGAAAGGGTGCATTAAAGCACCTCCAGGAAGTAAAATTGTAGCTATGGATTTAAAGACTGCGGAAGTATATGTAGCTGCTCCACTTTCTGACGATAGAGCTTTAATGGATATTTTTCGAACTGGAGGAGATTTTCATAGTAATATTGCTAAACAAGTTTTTAATTTAGATTGTGCCGAAGAAGATGTAGCAAAATTTTATCCTATACAACGACAAGCTGCAAAATCAATTAGTTTTGGTATTATGTATGGAGCTGGTCCTGCAAAAATTAGTGCCGAAATAACAAAAGAGTCAGGAGTATACTTTGGAATAAGAGAAGCTCAAAGAGTTATTGATCAATATTTTGAAACTTTTGATAAATTAAAAGACTGGATAGATAATAATAAAGAATTTATGAGTACTAATGGATTTATTTATAGTCATTTTGGTAGGAAACGAAGACTAGCTAATGTATTTTCTAAAGATAGAGGCTTAGTGGGACATACTATACGTTCTGGATTAAATTTCTTAGTACAATCAACTGCCTCTGATATTAACTTATTAGGTGCTATTGATATGCAATCCTATATTAAAGTTGCTAATATGAAAACTAAAATATTTGCTTTAGTACACGATTCTATTTTAGCAGAAGTACCTGACGAAGAAATTGAAGAATACATGGAAGTACTAACAAGATTTATACAATTAGATAGAGGTATCATGATTTCAGGAACACCTATTGGCTGTGATTTTGATATTGGACAAGATTATTCAATGGGTAAATATGAGAAAAAATATGAAAGTATCAAATAAATTAAAGAAAATACAACTTATTATAGATAAATTAGAGAATGCAGGATTTGAATGTGATATTCAACATCAAAGATATGATGATCCGCAAGAACATTGGACAGGATTAAAAATTAAAGGTTATACTTTTATTATTATCTATTATGCTTCCGCTCCAGTGTCTTTAGGGGTAGCTTATTGTTCTGTTGATGACGAATTTAATAAAGCAACTGCTACTAAAATAGCTTTTAATAGGGCTATGCAGCATCTAGCTAATACTATTGGAGGTAAAAACGTTGGACAAATTGTAAATGCTAATAACGTATAATACTATAAATAAAATACAGTTCCCTGTCTATAAGCTTCCTAGTAGTAATTGGGAACTCATAGACGGGTTACTACTTTTAGATAATATATTATTAGACGATAAGAATATGCCAGGAAATACTTTAGGTATAAGACGAGTACAAACTCCATTTAAAGAATTAGTTCCTTTAAAACATTGTATTAAAAGTCACATAGGTTTAATAAAAAATTCTTTTAATACTTATATTGATTTTAGAGGAAATCCCTTTTTATATATAAAAACTTGTTTTTGCAAGTTAAAATATCATAGAATACGTAAAATAGACCGTAAAGGAACTGCATCTATTTTATGGTTATATACAGTAGCTACTCCTTTCATTATTCCCCGTCCCCCTAAAGAATTACATACTTGGGCTGGAGTATTATACTTAAATGAATATCCTTGGCTTTTATATGATTATTCTAAAACTAAACAAAAAACTACAAGAAGAAAAGTGTGAAAGCTGTATTAAGTAATAGAATATATTTAGAATGTACAAAAGAGTACAAAAACTTCTTAAATAAAGAATTAACTTATATTATTCCATCTTATAACCCTAATGACCCTCCTTTAGTAATTAAAAATATGGCTAGGATTAGGAACAATTTAGTTTCTATACCTATAGGACGTTTAGATTTAATACCAGAAGAGTATGAAATAGTAGATAGACGAGTTATTTTACCAGAGAAATTTCCCGAATTTAAAGGTGTTCTTAGGCCTAGTCAGCAAGAAGTATATAATAACTTAAATGATTCCGCTATGCTTAATGCTTGGGTTTCATGGGGTAAAACCTTTACAGCTTTAGCTGTTGCTGCTAAGTTTGGTCAAAAGACATTAGTAGTTACACATACAATTCCATTAAGAAATCAATGGGCAAGAGAAATAGAAAAAGTATTTGAAATAACTCCTAGTATTATAGGAAGTGGGAAATTTGAAATAAAAGGCCCTTTAGTTGTAGGTAACATACAAACACTTTATCGTAATATACCAAAAATACGAAAAGCTTTTGGAACTGTCATATTAGACGAGTGCCACCATGTTAGTGCTCAAACTTTTTCTAGAGTTATTGATACTAATTATTGTCGATATAAATTGGGGTTATCTGGTACTTTGGAACGAAAAGATGGAAAACATATAGTTTTCAGAGATTATCTTTCTAGTAATATTTTTACTCCTCCGAAAGAAAATTTTATGGTTCCTTCTATTGATATAGTAAAAACTCAAATTAGGTTTATGGACGGAGCAAGAACTCCTTGGGCTTTAAGAGTAAATGAATTAACAAATAATTGGGATTATAGACATTTAATTTCTATACTTGCTGCTGCGTATGCAGCTAAGGGACATAAAGTATTGGTGGTTTCTGACAGAGTGGGATTTTTAAAAAATTGTAAAGAACTTGTTGGAGATAATGCTATTTGTATTACTGGAGAAGTACCTCATAATGAAAGAGAAAATTTATTAGATAGTATAAGAAATAATAAAAAAGATATTTTATTTGGAACTCAAGCTATTTTCAGCGAAGGAATTTCTGTAAATAATCTTTCTTGTTTAATACTTGGAACACCTTTAAATAATGATCCTTTATTAACACAATTAATTGGTAGAGTACTTAGAAAAGAGAGGGGAAAATTAGACCCAAAAATAGTGGATATACACTTACTTGGTAAAACAGCTACAAGACAGGCTAGCATGAGAATGGGCCTTTATATTCGTGAAGGGTATGAAATAAAACAGTTATAAAATAGTTCTTGACACTCATGTTAATTTTTGATATAATATATCTTGAAATTTGGAATTTTGTAAAAAATGTTATTATATAATTGGACTAATATATTAGAAATTAGTAAACGTAAGCCTACTGAATGTATGCGAATAATTTCTATGATGGTATATAATGAAGTCCCTAGAAATAATTATGATCCTATATATTGGTATTATGCACAAGCATCCGCTTTTGTAGGAGAATCCTTTCTATTACATCCTGATGTACTTCTATACAATGGGTATAAATACACTAATAAAGATTTAGCATTTTATTGTGCTATAGCTAGTTTACGTGCTGTTACAGATTATACAAGTGAAGGGATACTTACATTAGATTTAATAAAGTCTCCAGTAGACCCTATAGAGTATTTAGATGATAAAACTCTATTACCTGTTAAAGATGGAATTATAACTTTTATTTATGAAGAACCTCAAATTTTACATTAACGTTTTACTACCTGACTCATAAGAGAAGGAAGACCTATTAGGAGAAATAAAGAAATGGCACATAGTTTTAATAAAAGTAAGGGTGGCGCACAAAAAAGTCAAATTGATTCATATACATTCACATTCGGTACTAATACTGTACGAATAGTGGGAGATATTTTAGCTAGATATGTATACTGGATACGTGGAGAAAATAATAAAAATATTCCGTTTGAATGTTTGTCTTTTGATAGAGACCAAGAAAAATTTACAAATGAAGAAAAGGATTGGATTCCTGAGTTTTATCCAGATTTAACCTGTAGTTGGGGATATGTAACTCAATGTATTGAAAAAACTGAAGATGGTTATAAAATTACAGTAGTCAATCTCAAGAAAAAACTTTGGGAACAAATTTTAGTAGCTGCTAAAGATTTAGGAGATCCCACTGATGTAAAAACTGGATGGGATATAGTTTTTGAAAGGACTAAAACAGGCCCGCAAGTTTATAATGTAGAATATCAATTAAGAGCTTTAGCATGCAAAACCCGAGCTTTAAATGAGGAAGAATTAGAAGTATTGAAAGGTCTTAAATCCATGGATTTGGTTATAGCACGCCCAACCCCAGAAGCGCAAAAAACGCTTTTGGATCGTATCACTGGAAAAGAGAAAGAAAACGTAGACGAAAAAGCTGTAGACGAATTTGATATGAGCTAAAAAGATGCGGGGTGAAATATCCCCGTATTTTTTCACCCTAAAAAAGAGGTAAATTGAAGTGAAAGTGCTTCAAAGAGTAAGATTTTCTTCACTGGAATTAAATTGGCTACCTAATAGTATTAAAAAAGGTTTAATTTTACCTCAAATATTTTTTGTTCAAAATTCTGGAGTAGGAGGAGGTTACTATAGAGTTAAGAACTTTGATAATGATTGGGGCAATTTAACTAAACGTCCTATTATTGTAATAGATATACACAGTGAAACTAATGATTTAGATTCTACTATAGCACACGAATTTAGACATCATTGGCAACTTTATACTTATGGAAATTGGATAAGTCCACGTTGGAAAATAGAAAATAGTTATAAAAAATCAATAATTAAATTTTATAGTAGTTGTCCTTATGAACGAGATGCTTTACAATTTGAAACTAAACTTGCGCCAAATGATACCAATTTAGAATGGAAGGAATGGCTATTGGAATGAAATGGATTAAAAAATTATTTTGTAATCATCATTATATTAAAGATGTTCCTTGGCTTCAGTTTCATTTATCTAGAGGTATTATTTGTTGGAAATGTATTAAATGTGACAAAGTAATTAGAAAAGATGACAATTGGGTACCCTTTACTTCATGATTTTATTTACAGCAGATTGGCATATTAAATTGGGTCAAAAAAATGTTCCTAAAAAATGGGCATTGAATAGATACTTAGAGTTCTTCTGCCAAGTGCACGCAATTGAGTGCGATACGCACATAATCGGCGGTGACATCTTCGATCGTATCCCTACATTAGAAGAATTAGAATTGTATTTTCTTTTTATAAGTCAAGTAAAAGTTCCTACTCTTATTTTTGATGGAAACCATGAAGCTACTAGAAAAAATAAAACCTTTCTAACTCAGCTAAAAGAAGTTACACATAAAATTAATCCTTTAGTTGAAATTGTTGATACTTCTACTATGTTTGTATATACTGATCCAGGTAAATTTGGTATTTTACC